TCACCCGCGCGATGCGACGGCTTCGTGCCGGGATGCCAGATCGCGCATGCATTCCAGGCATACCGGCTTGTCCGCCGAGGGCAGCTGCACGCGGGTGCTAAAGCCCTGCGGCCCCGCCCACACCCGGTTGCCGCCCTTGAACGCGATCACCCCCGGCGCGCCCAGTTCGATGTCGTCGCCTTCCAGCTTGATGTAGGCGCCGGCCGCCGTGGCCAGCAGGTGCTTGGTCGGGGCGGCGATCTGGAGGTCGGCGGTGGTGCTGACGATGCGGACCTGGGTCTTGGCGGCGAGCTTGGCCAGGTTCTTGTGCGCGCGGGCGCTGAGCGTGCCTTGCGCGGCGTGCAGGGCGATGCCGCGCTCCTGGTTGGGGCTGCCGGCGACCGGGGCGCTGCCCTGAGTGTATAGCACCAGCCCGCCGGCCACCGCCAGCACCAGCTGCGCCTGGCTGGCCCAGTTCAAGGCGGTGCCGGCCAGCAGCGTGGTCTGCGTGCCCGACACCCACACCTGGTCGGCCGGGGTCAGGCTCATCACGCCCGCGCTGCCGCTGCCCAGCAGCGCCGGGCGGCTCCAGCCCGGCGCCTGGCCGTCGCCGCCCTGGAGCTGGCCCGCGGCGCTGCCGTTCTGGGTCGCCTGCAGGCTGGCCTGCAGGGTCTTGAGTCCTTCCTGGGCGGGGAGGCTGTCCGGGTCATTAGGCAGCTGCGCCTGCTGTTGCCGGGCCGCCTCGGCCAGCCCCTGCAGCAGCTGCTCGCCCTGTGCCAGCTGCGCCAGCGCCTCGCTCGCCGCCAGCTGCTGCTGGCCCGCCGCGCTGCTCAGCAGCAGGCCCTGGCCGGCGCGCACCGCGCCGTAGGCCTGGGTGGACAGTTCCACCCCGTAGCCGCGCTCGCCTTCGCGCAGGTTGTCGCTGCCGCCCTTCAGGTGGCCCAGGGTCAAGGTGCTGGCGTGCTGGGTGGTCGACAGCTGCGCGCGGCCCTGGCCGGGGGTGTCGTCCAGCCGCAGCTGCTGGTAACCGCCGGTGCCGTCCTGGCTCTGCGCCAGCGCCTGGCTCTTGAACCCGGTGAACACCGCGCCGTGCGCATTGCCCTGGAACCACGCCGGCGCATTGCCGGTGGCCCCGGCCCCGCCGCCGCCGACCTGGTTGTGCGCCGCGTCGGCCTGGCCGCGCCCGTTGTACACGCTGCCGATCACCACCGGCCGGTCGATGTCCCCTTCCAGGAACCCCACCAGCACTTCCTGGCCCTTGCGCGGCAGCACCACGCCGCCCCAGTTGTCCCCGGCCCACGGCGTCATCACCCGCACCCAGGTCCACGCCGACGCGCTGCCCGGCGCGTTGTCCTCGCCCCCCGGATGCGCCAGCGCGCTGCTGGCGTCGGCACCGCGCTGGAACGGGAACTGCACCTTGATCCGGTGGTCGCGGTCGGACTGCACCGGGTCCCCGTCGCTGACCACGATCGCGCTCAGCGTGCCGGCCACCGTCGGCTTGGGATGCAGCCGCACGCCGTGCCCGTCCTCAGTCTGCGGCCGGTAAGTCGCCGTGGCCGGCAATGCGGTGAAGTGGTTGCGATAGAACGCCACCTCAGCGTCGTCCTGCGCAGGCGCATCGCCGCCGCTCAGGCCCGCCAGCGCCGGCGGCAGCGGCGCGCCGGCCACCGCCACCGCGCCCAGCGACTGCTCCAGCGCATCGAATACGTCCGCGCCCAGGTTGTTGCGCGCCTGGTGCCGCACCTGCAGGCACAGGAACCGCGCATCGGCCGCCACCCCGGCATGCTGGCTCAGCGCGAAGCGCGTGCCCGGCGCCAGCTGGCGCCAGCTGCCCTGGCCCTCGATGGTCTGCGCCGCCACCTGCTGCGCATCGAGCTGCTGCTGCGCGCGGCGCTGGCCGCGCGTGCTGTCTTGCCAGCCGTACGGGCCGGCGGTGTCCACGTCCTCGGCGCCGATGTCGCCCAGCGGCGTGCCCTCGGCGCCGGTCGGGCGCAGGCTCAGGCTGCGGTAGTCCCAGCTGGCCCGCGACAGCGTGGTCGGGCGCCAGCGACACGACCGCACCCACTGCTGCACGCTGTCCTGCTGCTCGGTGACGTCGGTGCGGTGGTAGCGCACCGTGCCCAGCGCGGCGAAGGCGTGGTTGTGGTCCGACAGCACCAGGGTGTGGCTGCCCAGGCGCTCGCTGCCGGCATCGCCGGCATGCGCGAACCAGACATAGATCCCTTCCTCGGCCAGCAGCCGCTGCACGAAGGCCAGGTCGGTCTCTTCATACTGCGTGGTCAGGCTGCGCTTGGCGTACACGCGGCGGTCGGCCAGCTCCCAGCGCCAGGCCGGCGCCAGCGCGCCCTGCTCGGCGTAGTCGGCGAACACGCTCTCGACAATCTCCACCACGCTCAGGTCCTGGAACACGTAGCTGTCCACACGCTGGCCCAGCAGCGCCAGCCACGGCTCGATCGTCAGCCGGTAGCGCGCCAGCCCGCCGTTGCTGCCGAGCCGCTCGAACGCGGTGACGTGGCCGTGAAACGGGCGCAGCGCGGTGCGCGATTCGGCGGTGAGCAGTTCCAGCAGTACCGGCTGGCAGAGCAGCTCGTCCAGGGGCAGGCCGGCGTTGGCCGATAGCGCGCTCACTTCGAAATGGAAGCCGCCGCCGTCGACCGACTCGCGGCCGTCCAGGGTCTCGGCGACCAGCACATCGGGGCCCAGCGCGGTATGCAACCGCAGCAGGCGTTCTTGCTGGCCCGGCGCAGCCAGGGCGGAAAGAACGGTGGCGACTGGGTCCATATAAGCTCCTTGCAGGTGACGCCAGGCGCAACACGGCGGACTGGACGATGCGGCCGAGTCTAGCAAGGCGGGCGCGGTGGGACAGGCCCCTGACAGGCATCTATCGCCCGAATTTTGAGGTGACCATCGGGAAGAGGTAATTGAGGTAATGCGGCATTGTGAAGTGCGATATCTCCAACTATATCAAATACTTATTTCAATTTTTCAAAGGTAATAAGAGGGTAATGCGCAGGTAATGTGATTACTTTTTGGCAGGTAATTGGACCATTGAAAAAATTCCTTATACATCAATGACATTACCTTCTTGGAGCCGGCAAATTACCTGGGATCACCCTGGAAGGTAATCAAAAAAGTATTTAAAAATCAGATACTTGGAGACGATGCAAGCCATTGATTACCAATTACCTGTTCCCGATGGTCACCTCGAGATTTCCGCTTGGACAATCTGCACGCCGGATCGCTGACAGCAGGGGCTGGCACGCCGCTCACGGGCAGGGTTCCGCAGGCATGTACAACGCCGCCGAACAGCCCCTGCGGCCATATCAAGCGCGGCCGACGCTGGTCCGCAGGGGCGCAGCGAAATGCGCCCATGAAGACCGCAGGCGTGGCGGGGCGACGATTGCGCGCGCCAGGAGATTAAGGAGAGGATTCACGTGACAAGCTGACACTGTATTCGCCGTATAGCTTGACCTTGGCGTTCTAGGGAAGCGCTGAACAACTCTTTCATAAGCTTCCGATCGACATCCGAGGCAACCTCCATCACGCGCAACTGTTTGATTTTCAGCATGGGCGCACGCCGTGATTAAGCGAAATCCCAGGTTCGCTCGCAACGCCGCAAGTTGTTCAGAGGTTCCCTAGCTCAATGACAGTCGCCAGCCCCCATCAGTTCATCGCAATTAGAGCAGCCACGATGAAAGGCACGCTGTAGACGGGCCCAAATCCCACAGTGATCCAAGGTCGAGTAGGATCGCTAGTTGCACACAGGAGCCGAGAGGACGATGGCTTACCAAATTCCGCAATACACCAAAGGACAGGTCCGGCTCGCAGGCGACGCGCTCCGAGAGAAGCATCTACAGCCAGATGCATTCGCCGAGGCCTTATCGGTTATTACCAATTGGCGGGCTGCACATGCGTACCCACTAAATACCTTTCAATCGACCTTGAGAAAAAAGCTAGCGGGCTTGGGAATGCCGGTTCCTAAATCCGTCGTCGGACAACGCCTAAAACGGCTGCCGTCAATTGCCAGCAAGCTACAGCGTTTCGATACAATGAGTCTAGATCGAATGCAGGATATAGCTGGGCTAAGAGCGGTAGTTTCATCGAACCGCCGCCTTAAAGCATTAAGGGATGCCTATGAGCATGGTTCCAAGTTTTCCCACGAATTACGAAATATCCATGATTACGTCGCTACCCCCAAAGAGGACGGGTATCGCAGCGTACACATAGTTTATCGTTACGAAAATACAAAGGTGCCACAATACAATGGTCTGCACGTTGAGATGCAATTTCGAACTCAGGTGCAGCACGCTTGGGCAACCGCGGTAGAAACGGTAGATACTTTTTTAACCAGGCAATCAAAGCGGGTCATGCTGATAAGCACTGGCCCGAATTCTTTCAATTAGCCAGTGCTGCTTTTTCTTTCGTGGAACGCTCCCCCGTTCCTGAAAATTTTGAAGGTGAGTCAGAAAGCTCGATTGGGGAGCGTTTATTCAGGGCCGAGTCTTCCTTGAACGTTCTTACTCGTCTAAAAGGAATAATTGTCGCTGCCGACAAAATTCACGGATTGGGTAGATCGCCAGGTGGCTACCACCTAATCGTTCTTGACACCTCACGACGGGTTCTAAATATACGAACATTCTCTGGCGACCAACTCGAAGATGCTACTGAGGCATACTCTCTCGCAGAGTATGAAGCTGCGAGCGGCTCACCTATCGACCCAGTCTTGGTTGCTGGCGGCAGTGTTGAGCAGCTACGACAGACTTATCCGAATTATTTTCTCGATGCCAGCGCATTTTTGAGCTATCTACGATACATATGCAACTTAGAACGAAGAGGCAGGGGGCTTGCTATCCGAGATGTCGAATTTCGACGGGGGTTTGCAAGACTTCGATCGCGATAGTAGGCGATCAATATATTTCTCTATTAATATAAACAAAGGCGCCAATCAGCGCCTTTGTTTATTAAATCTTTGCGGCAAAATCCTTTAAGTGTTTAAGCGCTTGTTCGTAATTTTTCTTGGGAAGATTGATGAGATCTCCGTTAGGCATCAGGTAATCTGTCTGTAGAGGCAGCTTGTGCAAAGGAATCCCGAGACTTGAAGAAACTTTTCCGGATGTGTGAAAATCCTTTACATCCGATACAAACAGCTCCTCCCACTCCGATTCCGTTGTCGGACGCGTTGAGCGAGATGCGAAAATTGCCGGATCCTTCTTATATTGATCATAACAGTACTCAACTAGTTCCCCTCGAACAGACAAGTATGCCCCTGCGACACCCTTATTACTCGTAAAATTATTGAACGGAAATTCGTACAGCTTTGGCAATTTCAGGCCGGATGTGCTTATTTGCCTGTTAAATGTCACAACCTTACTGGCGTAATTCTTTGTGGCAGCGGAAGGGTATTTTCCATAGAGCAGCATGAGGATCCCTTTAATACCCTCAAGAGAGCTGAAATCTGCCATCATTGGAATAACAAGATAATCGGAGGAGACAAGTGCCATCTGAGTGTAAATAGAGAAGCTAGGGTTGCAGTCTACGAAAACCTTAGCCTTTCTGTAGCTAGTGAGTTGCAGCTCAAGATCACACAATCTGCGGATTGCGGTAACGTACTCTTGCCATGCCCCGATATTAGCCGGATTCATGGTGGCAAAGTTTAAAGCCAACGCGAGAGACTCTAAGAACGAATCCCCGGCAATCAAATATAGGTTATCTGAGATTAGTGTATTAACTGTAGAAACTTTAGTTGCATAGCTGGATGGTATGCTAGTAAATCCAGAGTTTCCCGATAGCAACCAGTCCATGAAGCCGACAATATTTCGACGAGAGGCGGTTGTCTGCAGTTTCTGATTGGCTGAATATCCCTTGTGTCCTCCGCCTAGCAGAAATTGAGATATATTCGCTTGCGGACACAGATCAATTACTAAAACAAGCTCATTAGGATTTTCTTCTGCATATAAGCAGGCTGTATTTTGGCAGAGAGTCGTCTTACCTACGCCGCCTTTATTATTGTAAAAGGCAAATATTTCCACACTCATAAAATTCCCTGTTCATGATCACCCATTCCTAACCATACCAAAAAGTGGAGCCTTTCCCAACGGCGGAAGGCTCTTTTGTCTCAGGTAGTCGAATGAAAGCGACCTCGAGCTATCTCAAGATAACAGCGAGATATTTCTATTCCCAGCGATCCGAACCCTTCAAGGTCAGCAGCCACCAGCGTTGTACCGCTGCCAGCGAAGGGATCAAGAATTCGACCGCCCGTCTCGCAGATCCTTACCAGCTGCCTCATCAATTCAGTAGGCTTACCAGTCAGGTGGTGCTTGTCGGCTTTGCGCACCGACTCACGGATAACACCAGGCAGCACCGGCGCGCGACGATCCAGCGGCATGTTGCCCTTGCTACCCCATACGATGTACTCGGCCTGGTTGCGGAACCGGCCCAGCTGCGGCCGCACGCCCTCGGTCTTGTCCCAGACGGTGATGCCGCGCCAGGTGAAGCCAGCGATCTGCAGCGCGTCGGTGGTCAGCGGCAGCTGCCGCCAGTCGGTGAACAGTAGGACCGGTGCGCCGTCCTTGAGCACGCGCGCGCACTCGGACAGCCACAGATGCATCCACTTCAGGTGCGAGCGTTGGTCGCGTTCGTCGCCGACGAAGTCGGCATGCAGTTGCGCGCCGCCGCCCTGCACGTACTTGGTCGACGGTGGCCTGGCGCGCGCGGCGGCGGTGAGTCCGCCGCTCGCATACGGCGGATCAGTGATCAGCGCGTCGAACGCATTGGCTTCGAGCGTGGGCAGGATGGTCAGGGCGTCGCCCTGGAGCAGCTGGTTTTTCATGGTGAGCGCCTTCTTGGATTCGCTCGCGGCGATCGGAGGTGAGGCTCTCGGCCTTCAGGTGATTGAGCGTGCCGCAGCGCGGGCACTTGATCTGGATTTCATCGAAGGCGCCGGCCTTGCACAGCAGGCGAGCGCAGTCGCCACAACGGAGGTTCTCGAGCATTGCGTGGTCTTACGGTGGGAAAGGATTACGCGGCCGCTGGCGGCGCGTACGGGGTGAAGGCGATCACCTCATCACCCACCCAGTCGTTGATTTTCAACAGGCGCGCCTGCAGCGGTTCCAGTTCGTTGGCGGCCCAGACGGCAGCGGCCTCGCGGATCGAGCCGAAGCCGCCTGCGTTCTGCGGCACGATGCCCATGAGTTGCGGCGGGATGCGCAGCGCGGCCAGCATGTCGTCTCGGGTGATGCCCTTGATGCCGCTGAACTCGTCCTTGGCCGCTACCTCGCTGACCGGGATCAGCTTCAGTCCATCCTTGTTGCCGCCTGGCGAGTACAGGAACAGATTGCGGAAATTGCCCGGCCCCTTGGCGCCCTTCATGGCGTTGCGCAGCGCGTCGACATCTTCCTGGCTCTGCTGGGGGTCGGTCAGGTACAGGATGAAACCGGCGTGCGAGCCGTTGTTGTAGTACTTGCGCCGGAACAGCGTGGCCGACTCGTTGAGCAGCGCCGACTGCATCGCCGGCATCCACTCGGGCAGACCGTAGAGTTCCTGATCGACATCGGCTTCGCGCAGTTGGAACACGCTGCCCGGCTCGAACACGTGCTCGTCGTGCCAGGTGCGCACTTGGAAATACGCGCCCTCGGTGATGCCGCGCCGCATGTATTTGGACAGCGGCGCAGTCAGCGACAGCGCATTGCCCAAGCGGTTGCGACGGCGTTCGAGGTAGCCATTGCCGAGCGTGATCCAGTCCAGCGACAGCTGCTCGAACGCCTCGCGCGTCAGCAACCGGTGCGGCTTGAAGGTGCGCGCCAGCATGTTGCGCTTGAAGATCAGCCCGGACTGCAGGAACGGATTGCTGCGGGTGGTCTTGGACAGGCCATCCAGCGCCACCGGTGGCTCGTACCAGCGCCCGTTCTGCCAGCACTCCAGATAGTCCAGCACGCCGCGCCCATCGAGCACCGGCGTCGGGTCGCCGAAGGTGAACGCCTCGGTGCGTGTGGGCGCTGCAGGCGCGGTGGCGGGCAGCTGGTGGGTCAACATCAAGAGATCTCCATGAAGCCGGAGTTGCGCGCGGTGCGCCCTTCCAGCGGTTCGTTCTGCAGCGCGTGAAACAGTGCCCACGCCAGGTCGGCGTGGCCGGTCTCTTCGGAGCGGCCGGCGGTGAAGGTGGACTGCCGGCCACTGGCCGTCATGGTCTTGCGGATGGCCATCAAGGACTGCGCCACGTCGGTCCAGCCGGCGTCGAACTCCAGCCGGCCGTTATGGATGACGTCGAACGCCTTGAGCACCAGGCGGGTTTTGACCTCGGGCGAGTAGCTGAAGGTGACCAGATTCGGGAAGAACTGCTTCACCAGTTGCGCCACGCCGCTGCCCATGGCGGTGGTGTCGATGCCGATGTAGGTCACCCAGTAGCGACGCGTGATGCGCTCGATCTCGGCGGCCTGCTTGGCAAAATCCATGCCCCGGAACTGGATGCGCTCCAGCAGCCTGAACTTGCCGCCGGGCTGCTGCGGTGGTGCCAGCACGACCAGGCCGGCGGTGTCGCCGGTCTCGGCCGGGTCGTAGCCGATCCACACCGCGCGATCGCCATAAGGGCGCGCGGCGAACGGTTTGTAGTCCTGGCCCCACTCGACCCAACTGTCGACCATGCACGGCTGCAGCATCGCCAGCGGGAAGATGCTGGCGCCGTCGTCGACGAACTCGCACATCAACAGGTTGGCGAACGCGTCCGGGCTGTATTCCTCGCGCAGCTCGTCGATGTCGAACAGATCGCAGCCACGGCGCTGGGCGTCGAGGAGGTTGACGATCTGCCGCCAGGCGCGATCCTGGCAGCGACGACCGCCAGCCAGGGCGTCGTGCGAGACATCGATCTGGATCCGCTGCGCGGCCGGCTTGCCCTTGTTGCGGCGCTCACCGGTCCAGAACGTGTAGGCCTCGTGCGCCATGCTCGATGGCGTGCTGAAGTAGGTCTTGCGCCATTTCTTGTGCATCGCCATGCCGCTGGCGACCTTGTTCAATTCGTTGAACCCGTAGGTCCAGAAGAACTCGTCGAAATAGAAATTGCCGTGATAGCCCTGCGCAGTGCGCGCATTGGTGCCCAGGAAGAACAACTCGGCGCCATTGGGGAACACGATGCTGTCGCCGCCGGAGAGCGTCTCGTCGATCGTCTCGCGCACGAACTGCTGCATGTAGCCGCGAAACAGATGCGCCTGCGCCTTGGAGGCGCTCAAGAAAATCTGATTACGCCCGGTGGTAAGTGCATCGATCAACGCTTCGCGTGCGAAGTAATACGTGGCACCGATCTGGCGCGATTTCAGGATGATGCGGGTGCGCTCGTTGCTGGCCCGGTACCAGTCGCGCTGGTAATCGAAGCAGCCGTCGACGAACGCGGTGGTCAGCTGCTCGACCTGTTCTTCGGTGAAGTCGTTGCGCTTGGGTTTTTTCTTGGGCGCTGCGTTGCGGTTCGCCACAGCCGGATTCAGGTCGGCTTCGTTGCCGCCGCCCTGGTAGCGCTGGATGCGCGCCTGGCGCTCCAACTGCCGATGCAGTAGATCGATTTCCTTGAAGTCGCCGCCGGATTTTTCCGGCTTCATGATCAGCACGACCAGGCGTGCTTCGAGCGCGCCACCGATGCGCTCGACGTTGTCTGCACGATCCCACTCGTCACGCGACTTCCAGCTGTGTACAGTCTTCTCGTTCTCGCCGATGGCCTGCGCAATTTCGGTCACGCGCCATCCCATCCAGTACAGGAACTTGGCCTGTCTGCGGGTGTCCATCGGGAGCTGGGTGGCAACGCTGTGCATGCCGACCAGGGTGCGGCCCACCTCTTCATCCCGACAGTTGAACGACGCGTAATCATCGTGTTTACACGGTGATTGCGTTGCTGCGCTGTGCCTCGCGTTTGACCATGGGTCATCGCAAACGCATCCAGCGCAGAGGACACCCATGTCGGCCAAGGCCAAGAAGTTCCGTTCCAACTGGTTCCGCGTGGCCGTCGAAGGTGCCACCACCGATGGCCGCACGATTCAGCGCAGCTGGATCGACGACATGGCCAGCACCTACAACCGCGAGACCTACAACGCCCGCATCTGGATCGAGCACATGCGCAGCCTGCTGCCGGACTCGCCGTTCCGCGCGTATGGCGATGTCACCGCCGTCAAGGCCGAAGAGGTGGAGATCGATGGCAGCAAGCGCCTGGCGCTGTTCGCCCAGATCGAGCCGACCGCCGACCTGATCACCATCAACAAGTCCAAGCAGAAGCTCTACACCAGCATCGAGGTGCAGGAGAAGTTCGCCAACACCGGCAAGGCGTATCTGGTCGGCCTGGCGGTGACCGATTCGCCGGCGAGCCTGGGCACCTCCATGCTGAGCTTCGCCAGCCAGAACCCCGACGCCAATCCGCTGGCCGATCGCAAGCAGTCACCGGGCAACCTGTTCACCGTCGCCGAAGAAACCGCGCTGGAATTCAGCGAGGTCAGCGAAGGCCCAGTCGCCGGCCTGCTCAACCGGATCCGCGCCGCGCTCAAGAGCGAGGACGCCACCAGCATCACCGCCGAGCAGTTCGCAGAGCTCGGCGAAGGCGTCGAAGAGATCGCCGAACACGTGCGCGGCCAGGACGAACGCTTCAACCAGCTGCAGGCCGAGCACGCCGCGCAGAAGACCCAGCACGCGCAGCTGGCGAACGACCTGACGCAGTTACGCGAGTCGCTGTCGCAGCAGGCCGACCCCGCACAGCCCACACGCCCGGTGGTTACCGGCGGCGGCGCGGTTGTGCTGACCGATTGCTGATCCCTGCGCCTTTCGCACACCACACACACGCCGCCAGCGCCTGACCTTCGGAGCCACCATGCAAAACGCCACCCGCCTGCAGTTCAACCAGTTCGCCGAGCAGATCGCCAAGCTCAACGGCGTCAGCAATGCGTTCCACTCCTTCACCGTCGAGCCGACCGTGCAGCAGAAGCTGGAAACGCGCATGCAGGAATCCAGCGAGTTCCTGTCCAAGATCAACATCATCCCGGTGGACGAACTGTCCGGCCAGAAGGTGGGCATCGGCGTCACCGGCAGCATCGCCAGCCGCACCGACACCGGCGCCGGCAAGACGCGTACGCCGCGCAACGTCGCCGCGCTCGACAAGAACGAATACCTCGCCAAGAAGACCGACTTCGATACCGCCATTCCGTATGCGCTGCTCGATGCGTGGGCCAAGTTCCCGGACTTTCAGGCACGCCTGCGCGATGCCATCGTCAAGCGTCAGGCGCTGGACCGTTTGCAGATCGGCTTCAACGGCACGCACGCCGCTGCCGACACCGATCGCGCCGCGTTCCCGCTGCTGGAAGACGTCAACATCGGCTGGCTGCAGCAGTACCGCACCAACGCGGCCCAGCGCGTGCTGGGCAGCGGCAAGACGGCCGGCAAGATGGTCATCGGCGCCGGCGATGGCGCGGACTACCGCAACCTCGACGCGCTGGTGTTCGATGTGGTGAGCAACCTGCTCGATCCGTGGCACCGCAAGGATCCGAGCCTGGTGGTGGTGCTGGGCCGCGACCTGATGCACGACAAGTATTTTCCGATGGTCAACAAGGACCAGCCGGCCAGCGAGAAGATCGCCACCGATCTGATCTTGAGCCAGCGCCGCGTTGGCGGCCTGCAGGTGGCCGAGGTGCCGTACCTGCCGGACGGCGCGCTGATGGTCACCTCGCTGGCGAACCTGTCGATCTACTACCAGACCGGCGGCCGTCGCCGTTATATCCAGGAAGTGCCCGCACGCGATCGCATCGAGAACTACGAGTCCTCCAACGATGCCTACGTGGTCGAGGACTACGGCCTGGGCTGCGTGGTCGAGCACATCGAGATCGAGGCCTAAGCCATGGCCGACAGTCCCGCCAAGCGTCACCACAGCCGCGTGCTCGCCGAGCTGGAAGCGGCGCAGCGTGCCCCGCACCAGCTGATGGCCGGCGCCACCGCCTACGAGCAGCACATGGCCCAGCTGCAGAGCGATCGCCTGCGGCTGAAGCAGATCCAGTCCACCCAAGGCAAGGCTGCGCTCAAGGTGCAGCTGCTGCCGACCTACGTGCCGTATCTGGCCGGCGTGCTGGCCGGTGGCCAGGGCGCGCAGGACGAGATCGTCATGACCTGCATGGTGTGGCGCATCGATGCCGGCGACTATGCCGGCGCGCTGGAGCTGGGCGCCTATGTGCTCAAGCACAACCTGCAGATGCCCGACCGCTTCTCCCGCACCGTGGGCTGCGTGCTGGCCGAGGAAATCGCCGAAGCGGCGCTGTCGGCGCAGAAGACCGGCCAGAGCTTCGACGCGGCCGTCCTGGCCGACACCGCCGCGCTGACCGCCGAGCAGGACATGCCCGACGAGGTGCGCGCCAAGCTGCACCTGGCACTGGCCCGCGCATCGCTGGCGGGCATCACCGATGAGAGGCCTGCCGACCAGGCGCACCCCATCGCCTCCGCCGCTGTCGCCGACCTGCAGCGCGCCATCGCCCTGCATGGCAGCTGCGGCGGCAAGAAGGATCTGGAGCGCGCCGAGCGGCTCTTGAAGAAGTTCAGCGTTGAGCCTGCCGGCACCAGCGCATAACCGAGCGTCCCCGCAACCCTCGCCGGCTCGGGGCTGATCCACAGCACCTTCGCTGCGGTGACGCCCCGACCACCGGCGATCTCTTCGAGCCATCCATGAGCGGATTCACTGCCACCGGCACCACCAGCGCCGCGCCGGATGCGATCGCCAATGCGCCGTTCTGGCCGGCGATCGCACCGGCCAGCGTGCGGGCGAGCATGCGCCTGGATGGCACCGTGACCGATGCGCGTCTGCGCCACGCCATCGTCGCCGCCATGCTCGCAGTCAACGATGCGCTGCAGACCTGGATGCAAACGCAGCAGGCGGCCGGCTACGCCGCGTTGGCTGACGTGCCCAGCACCACCGTCGATGGCATCTCGCGCCGCGTGCAGCTGTACCTGCGCGCGGTGGCGTGTGCCACCGCCGTCGAGGTGGCAGAGCGTTACCGCAGCTTCGATGCCACCGACAGCGCCAACCAGCGCGCCGATGACCTATCACCCAGCATCACCGAACTACGCCGCGACCAGCGCTGGGCCGTGCGCGATCTGCAGAATCTGCCGCGCAGCACGGTGGAACTCATCTGATGCGCGTGCATGCCATGCAAGGCGACACCGTCGACCTGCTGTGCTGGCGTCACCTGGGCAGCACGGCCGGCCTGGTCGAGCGCACCTATCTCCTCACTCCCGGCCTGGCCGAACTGGGCGCCGTGCTACCGCATGGCACGCCGGTGGAGTTGCCCGAGGTAACCACCACCACAGCGGCGATGACGCCACTCGTGCAGCTATGGGACTGACCTGATGACCGAACCCACCTCCGTCTCGAGCGGCTTTTTGATCGCCACCGGTGTGGGCCTTGCCTCGGTGCTGCCTGGCATCGATGGCGATGCGTTGATCGGCGCGTTCGCCGGCGGCGCCTTGTTCGTGGTGTCTGCCGCCAAGCAGCCGCTGTTGGCGCGATTGATTTACTTCCCGGTGAGCGTGATTGCCGGCTACCAGCTGGCGCCGGAAATCCTGCGCTGGTTGCCGATCAAGTCCAGCGGTGTGGCCGCTTTTGCGAGCGCGGCATGCGCCATCACGGTCACGCTGGGGCTGATCGAAAAGAGCAAGTCGTTCAACTTTTCCTTCCTACGCCGTGGAGGTCCGCCCAGTGCATAGCCTGGTCACCGTCCTGACGTTGATGGCCTCGCTCGCCATCTGCGTCCGTCTGCTTACCTACCGCCGGCCAGACCATGCGCGGCATCGGCGCAGCGCTGGCTGGTGCGCCTGGTTGCTGATCGCCAGCACCGGCGGCCAAGCGCTGCACATCTTGCTGGCCGGCGCCGGCTCGCAAGTCAGTCTCTGGCACCTGGGCACGTTGATCGTGCTTGCGGTGCTCACCTACCGCGCCCAGGGCAATGTGGCGCGCATCCTGAAGGTCGATTGATGTTCACCGATACCCAACTCGCCTCGCTCATGCAGTGCTCGGCGCAACGCGCACAGCGCTGGCACGGCCCACTGCTTGCCGCCGCCAACCGCTTCGGCATCACCACCAAGCGCCGCGCACTGGCTGGGCCAGGTCGGCCACGAAAGTCTGAGCCTGTCGCGCATGGAAGAAGGGCTGACCTACACCACCAGCGCCCGACTGCTGGAGGTGTTTGGCGAGCGCATCACGCCGGCTCTGGCGCCGCAGTTCCTGCGCAACCCCGTGGGCCTGGCCAACTTCGTCTATGCCGACCGCCTGGGCAACGGCAACGAAGCCAGCGGCGATGGCTATCGCCACCGAGGCCGGGGTCCGATGCAGCACACCTGCCGGGGCAACTACCGCCGCATCGGTGTGCTGATCAGCTTGCCGGTGGAAGAGCAGCCGGACCTGCTGCTGCAGATCGAGCCCAGCGCACTGGGTGCGGCGGCGTATTGGCACGACAACGGCCTGAACGTGCTGGCCGATGCCGGCGATGTGCTTGGCCTGGGCCGCAAGATCAACCTGGGCAACGTGCGCGCCAAGCGCTTGCCGGAAGGCCACGATGATCGCGTCACGCGCACGCGGCGCGCCCTGCAACTCCTGGGCGTGAGCTGATGGTCACGCGCGTGATCATCCTGCTGGCGCTGATTGCAGTGCTCGTCGGTGGCTGCGTGTGGCAGGAGCAGCGCGTCAGTGCCGCGCAGAAGGACCGCGACGCCGCGCTGCAGGCCAAGCGCCAGGCAGAGGCGGAACGCGGCAGCGCCAATAGCTCCACCACCGTCGTCACGCAGTACGTCGACCGCGTGCAGATCGTGCGCGAAGCCGGCGCCACCATCACCCGCGAGATCCCGATCGATGTCACCCAGAAAGCCGATGCTGCTTGCGCTATCCCTGCTGGCTTTGTGCGGCTGCACGACGCCGCCGCCTCGGGCAACCCTGCCGGGCCGACCGCCGGAGATCCTGATGCGCCGGCCGCCGGCATTACGCTCTCTGCCGTCGCCAACAACTACACCAGCTGCCACGCCACCGCCGCGCAGCTGAGTGCGCTGCAGGACTGGATCTATCTGCATCTGCCGGCAGCGGCGCCATGATCAAGCCCGCCAGCCTGCGCGCGCATCTGGTCGCGGCCTTGCCGGACCTGGCACGCGATGCCGACCGGCTGCTTGTGTTTATCGACGCCGGCAGCTTGGTCAGCACGTTCCAACCGGGGCTGTCGTTCGAGTACCAATACACGCTCAACCTGATCGTGACCGACTACGCCGGTCACCCGGACAGCGTGATGCTGCCGCTGCTGCAATGGGTGCAAGTCAATCAGTCGGAGCTGCTGTCCAATCCGGCGCGCCGTGGCGAGATCGCCTTCGAGGCCGACATCCTCGCCAACGACGCGGTGGATCTGTCGATCAAGCTGCCGCTGACCGAACGCGTGGTCGTGACGGCGAAAGATGGCGGCGGCTATGACATGACGCATGCGCCTGAGCCGGTGCTCGATCCAACATGGATGAGCTGACCGCGCTGGAGAATTGGGCCGCTCCGCTACTGGCCCGCCTGCAGCCCGGCGAACGCCGCACGCTGGCCCGCAAGATCGGAACGGAACTGAGGCGCTCGCAGAGCCAGCGCATCGGCAAGCAGCAAGCGCCCGATGGCACACCGTACGCACCGCGCAAGCAGCAACTGCGGCAGAAGTCCGGACGCGTCAAGCGAGCGAAGATGTTTGCCAAGCTGCGGCAGGCCAAGTACTTCAAGGTCAGCGCCAGTCCCAACGCTGTCAGCGTTGGGTTTGTGGGGCGCGTGTCGCGCATTGCCCGTGTGCATCAAGAGGGGCTAACGGAACGTGTCCGGGCGGGCGGACCCAAAGCGCGCTATGCCAAACGTGGATTGATTGGAATAAGCGAGCACGACAGCAAAGAAATTCGGAATCTAATAATTTGGGCTCTTGATGATTATCGTCTATGATCGCGGTGCATACTTCACCACTCACGCAAAGAAATAGAAATGAGTCTCGAATTCAAGACGGCCATGATCTATGGGAATCTAAGTTCAGATAGCGCCTCCGAGCAATATCCGGAGGTCACGGCTTGCGCAGATTGCATCGAAAAAGATAGCAAGCGTGCTGAGGACCAAGAAATCGTTCAAATCACTGGCGATTACGACTCTTCGTATGGTGAGGAATGCCATTTTTGCGATACACCCGCAGAGCCAGATTAATAAATTATCAATAATCTACTGGAGCTAACTTTAAAATGCCCAGCGAAGAAGAGGCCCCACAACCTAACCAAGGCGTGCACAAGATGGCGCCTTGGTACATGAAGAAAATAACTTTCTGGTCATTGCTTGCCCCGATTTTTATTTTCTTCGGCTGGATTCTCATAAGTGGACCAACTGCACTTCAGAACTCGCGAATACTTCCAGACGAAGTAAATAAAACATGGAATGCCTTCAGCAGCTGGCTTCATGAGGATGAAGAATGGACTGGAACATGGTCTGCCACACCTGAAGGATATGTTGATTTTGAAGAAATGCGCCTATCTGATACTGACCTTATAATTACATTGTCTTCGTCAAAAGGATGTTTAAGTGGCACTGTGGCTAGTAAATCTGTTTGTCGAGCCATGCCTTTATTTAATTTTAATTTACTAGAAGGGAATGTTTCTGCGCTTGGCGGCAGAGCGGACATTAAAGTATACGATCATGTTGGCGGGAAAAGATTGGATCTTGGCTATATACAATTGCGGCGTAACGGCCCTGTTATGGATGTGATTGCCGGGGCTATGTTTTTGCAGGTGCTTCCCGCTCCAGTTCGGATAGCTAGACATCCGAACGGATCCGAATCCAGCCAATCTGAACCTATGAGTGATTACTGTGCAAAAGAACGAGAAGCTTTGTTTGAGAAATTACGGAATGGGTCTGGCGACAAAAAAACCCAGTGAGCGACAATTTTACCTTTCGAATTTATGAAGGGAAAACGGATGCAACGATTTCCGAAGCACAAATTCACCTTGTAAAACCAGCTAAGACTAGCTGATTCACTGGAAGCGGCATGCGGTCACATTGATGCTTGATGCATGTTCCTTGCAGCAAGCGGCCATGGCTTCTTTTACGGCAGTTGACCTATCTAAGCTCCAAGCGCCAGATTTGATCGACGCTCTGGACTTCGAAAAGATATTCGCCGAAGCGCTTGCGCAGTTTCGTCGGCTGCTGCCGGAGTTCTCCGCGCTCACGGAAGCCGACCCGATCTACAAGCTCCTGCAGCTGTTCGCAGCCCGCGAGCTACTGATCCGACAACGCGCCAACGACAAAGCCCAGCAGACCATGCTGGCCTTCGCCACCGGTACCAACCTCGATCACCTGGGCGCGTTATTCGGTGTCGCACGCCTGGTTCTCGATCCGGGTCAACCCGAGACCGGCATCCCACCGACCTACGAGTCGGACGTGGACTTCCGCCGCCGCATCCAGCTGGCACCCGAGGGCTTCAGCGTTGCCGGCCCCGAGGGCGCGTACATCTATCACGCGCTCAGTGCGGCAGCCGATGTCATGGACGCCAGCGCCACCAGCCCCGCGCCTGGGCAAGTGCTGGTCACGGTCCAATCGCGCACCGGTGATGGCACGGCTCCGCAGGCGCTGCTGGACCAAGTCGCTGCGATCCTCACCAACGATGACGTGCGCCCACTGACAGACAACGTCACGGTTCAAAGCGTCCAGATCGTCCCGTATGCCATTGGTGGGCGCGTCTACACCTACGCTGGCCCGGACTCTGCGGTGGTCATGCGCGAGGCAATGCGCAGCCTGCAGGCATATCTGGACGAGGCACACCGCATCGGTCGCGATGTGCCCGAGTCGGCCATCAAGGCCAAGCTGTTCGCCGACGGCGTGCAGCGTGTTGAGCTGGACGCGCCGGCAGCCGACATCCGGATTAGCCGCACGCAGGCCGCTTACTGCACCTCGATCGACATCGTGCACGCCGGCAGCGATGAGTAGTTCACCGCTGCCGCCCAATGCCACACCAATGGAACGCGCCCTAGCGTCCATTGCGCAGCGGCTGGAAGCGATCCCGCTGCCGTACCCGGATCTGTGGAATCCAGACACCTGCCCGGCCGGCCATCTGCCGTGGCTGGCGTGGACGCTATCGGTGGACGACTGGAAGGCCGACTGGAGCGATGCGGTCAAGCGCTCGCGCCTGCGCAGCGCTATGGCAATCCAACGCCGCAAGGGCACCGCCAACAGCGTGCGGATGGTCGTCGAGTCGTTCGGCGGCGCGGTGGCCATCCGCGAGTGGTGGCAGCAACAGCCGCCCGGACAACCGCACACCTTCGAGCTGACGCTCACGCTCAACGGTTCCGATGGGAAGGCTGCAAGCGCGCGATTCGTCGATGAGGTCATCGCCGAGGTCGAGCGCACCAAGCCGGTTCGCTCGCACTTCGGCTTCTTGCAGGGGCTACAAGCCACCGGCAACGTCTCGCTGGCGACTGGTATTCGCATCATCAACTACCGCCGTCTGTCGATGACGGCGCAGGGATAAGCCATGGCATTACAACTGGTCCTCACCACCGCTGGTCGCGCAGCGCTGATCAACGCCGAGAAGAACGGCACCACCTCTACCAAGGTGGCCAGCATCGGTTTCACTGCGGCGGCATTCGCTGCAACCGATGACCTGAAGGCAGTTCCAGGCCAGCACCTGACGCTCTCCAGCATCTCCGGCGGCACCACGTCGTCCACCACCATCCACGTCACTGTCAGCGACACGAGCCGGGCCACCTATGAGGTTCGGGGATTCGGTCTTTACTTGGAAAACGGCACGCTGCTGGGCAGCTATTCCCAGCCCGAGCTGATCATGGAGAAAGCGGCCGCCTCTGACCTGCTGATGTCTGCCGATATCCTGTTTTCCGGAGTCACCGTGTCCTCGGTGACGTTTGGCAATGCCAACTTCACCAACCCGGCCGCGACCACCGAGAAGGAAGGCATCGTCGAACTTGCCACGCGCGCAGAGGCGATCTCAGGCGTAGACGCGCAACGTGCCGTCACACCGGACGCAGTGAAAGCCGCGATCGACAGCCGCAGTGGTTGTGCGCGCTTTGAGGCATCTGGCACCTTCGTGGTTCCGGCAGGGGTGACGGCGATCTACGTCAGCGCCTGTGCCGGCGGCGGTGGCGGTGGGGGCGGTGGAACGCGCGCCGAGAAAGTCCTTGGGTCAGCGAGCTACACCGCGACCGGAGGCGGCGGTGGCGGCGCTGGGCAATCGATGCAGCGCGTGCGCTTCGCGGTTGCGCCTGGCGCCAGTGTCCCGATCATCATCGGTGCCGGTGGATCTGCTGGCGCAGGTTCAAGAACGGACGGCACACATGGCGCAGCCGGCAGTGCTGGTGGGGCGACCGTCATCGGCAACCTCACCACTCTGGCTGCCGGTCAGGGCGGCGGCGGCGGGTTTGCCGGTACAACCCAAGTCGGCGGTGCAACCGGTGGAGATGGCTACCCGGCCGGCGGCGATTCGGCAACGATCTCAGTCAATGCGCCATACGGCCCTGCTGGCACGGGTGGCTCCTGTGCATTCGGCGGCGGCGGGCCTGGCGGACGGAGTGCTGGCGAAACGACGTCGGCCAGTCGTAAGGGTTATGGCTTTGGTGCTGGCGGCGGAGGGGGCGGCGGTGTCTCGAATGTCGCCTCGGCCGCCACGTTCGGCAAAGACGGATCGGCCGGGTGCCCCGGCTTCGTTTTCATTGAGTGGTGCTGAGATGACGATTGGACGTTACGCGATGATCCAGACCGGCAACGACGTGGTGATTAACATCATCGTTTCCGAGAGCGGCTTCACCATTGACGGCTTCGAGTTCCGCGCACTCCAGGACACAACCGTGTGCGAGCCAGGCATGTACTTCAATCGCCGCGACGGGCTGTACTACTTCGATGCGCAATTCACGCAGCGCGAGTTGATCGCACCGGAACCGCCTGCGAGCTTGTAGCGCTGCTGCGCTGCGTAGATCGCGCAGCTACAGCACAACTGCGGTGTCATCCTGCACGCGCGCGACGACCATGACTGCATGGGCAACGCATCCTCCGCACTGAGTAACGCCATTCGCCTCGGCACTGTTGCCGAGGTGAATCTCGCCACCGCGCGATGCCGCGTGCAGGTCGGCGAGATGCTGACCGACTATCTGCCCTGGGTGGTCACACTGGCCGGCACCACCATCATCTGGTCGGCGCCGTCGATCGGCGAGCAAGTCGTGGTGCTGTCGCCTGCTGGCGACCTGGCCGATGGCCTGGTGCTACGCGGCCTGTACTCCGACCAATTCGCAGCGCCTGCTGCGTCCGATACGTTGCACGTGCTGCGCTTTGCCGATGGCGCGCAGATCCACTACGACACCGACGCGCATGCGCTGCAGGCCACGCTGCCTAGCGGCGGCACTGCATCCATCACTGCCGATGGCGGCATCACGCTCAACGGCCCGCTGACCGTCAACGGCACCACCCAGATCAATGGTGATGCCACCATCACCGGTACCGCGACGGCAACCACCGACGTACTCGGCGGCGGGATCAGCCTCAAGCACCACAAGACCACCGGCGTGACTGCCGGCAGCGCGCTCAGCGGTGGCCCGCAGTGATCGGCGTCGATGCCACCACCGGGCGTGTGATCGAGGGCGAGCAGCACCTGGCCCAGTCGATCGCCTGCATCCTCACTACACCCATCGGCACGCGCGAGCAGCGCCGCGACTTTGGCTCGCTGCTGCCCGAACTGATCGACCAGCCGTTCAACGGCGCCACCCGCACGCTGCTCTACGGCGCCACGGCCACCGCGTTGATGCGCTGGGAGCCGCGCCTGCGCCTGACCCGCGTCGACCTGGTCGTCGGCAATGCGCCTGGCTGCTTCGTGCTGACCATCGAAGGCGAACGCACCGACGTTGCTCCCGCCAATGCGCGCTCGCGCCTGACCATCCCGCTCCGCTTCCGCTCGTCCTGATCGAGGAACCTATGTCCACTGCCTACCACCACGGCGTTCGCGTCATCGAAGTCAGCGCAGGTGCGCGCGTCATCCGCACCGTCTCCACCGCCATTGTCGGCCTGGTCGCCACGGCGTCCGATGCGGATGAGAAAATCTTCCCACTCAACAAGCCCGTGCTGCTCACCGATGTACTCGGTGCGATCGCCAGTGCCGGCATCAAGGGCACCTTGCGCGCCACGCTGCAGGGCATCGCCGACCAGACCAACCCGGTGACCATCGTGGTGCGTGTGGCCGAGGACGCAGATGCAGCCAAGACCTCGACCAACGTTATCGGCGAGGCCAAGTCCAGCGGCTACACCGGCCTGTATGCGCTGCTCGCGGCGCAAGCACAGTTGGGCGTGCGTCCGCGCATCCTGGGCGCTCCGGGTCTGGACACACTGCCGGTGGCCAAGGCGCTGGCGACCATCGCCAAGAAGCTGCGCGCCATGGCCTATGTGCGGCCGGTCGCCGATACCGTCGCCGATGCCATCACCTACCGTGGGCAATTCGGCGATCGCGAGTTGATGCTGATCTGGCCGGACTTCCTGGCCTTCGATACCGCCACCAGCACCACGACGGCGGCGTATGCCACTGCACGTGCGCTCGGCCTGCGCGCCAAAATCGACGCCGAGCAGGGCTGGCACAAGAGCCTGTCCAACGTGCCCGTGGCGGGCGTCACCGGCATCTCCAAGGATGTGCATTGGGATCTGCAGGATCCGGCCACCGATGCGGGTGTGCTCAACGAGGGCGACATCACCACGCTGGTCAACTTCAACGGGCAACGCTTCTGGGGATCGCGCACGTGCGCGGAGGACAACATGTTCGCGTTTGAGACGGCCACGCGCACCGCGCAGATCCTGGCCGACACCATCGCCGAGAGCGTGGCGTTCTACGTCGACAAGCCGATGCATCCCTCGCTGGTCAAAGACGTCATCGAGACGATCAACGCCAAGTTCCGCGACCTGAAGGCGTCCGGCTATCTGATCGATGCCACCGCCTGGTTCGACGGTACGGTCAACAGCGCCACCACGCTGGCCGATGGCGCGCTGCGCATCGACTACGACTACACGCCGGTGCCGCCGCTGGAGAACCTGCAGCTGTACCAGAAGATCACCACCAGCTACCTGGCCGACTTCGCCGAACGCGTCAACGCGTAACGCAGCCACCTTAGATTCCCGGAGACCCCCATGGCGTTACCCAAGAAACTCAAAGCGCTCAACCTGTTCAACGACGGTGAGAGCTATCTCGGCCAAGTGGTCAAAGTGAAGCTGCCCACGCTCACGCGCAAGATGGAGGAATATCGCGGCGGCGGTATGAATGGCCCGGTCAACATCGACTTCGGCCAGGAGAAAATCGAAGTCGAATGGAAGTGCGGCGGCATGATGCGCAGCGTGCTCAATCAGTACGGCGCTATCTCGCACAACGCGGTGCAGCTGCGCTTTGCCGGCGCCTACCAGCGCGATGACAACGGCGCGGTGGATGCGGTCGAATTTGTGGTGCGCGGCCGCCACAGCGACATCGATCCGGGCACCGGCAAGTCTGGCGACGACACCGAGTTTTCCGTCAAGACCGCTGCCAGCTATTACAAGCTGATGATCAACGGCTCCACCGTGATCGAGATCGATCTGATGAACATGATCGAGATCGTCAACGGTGTGGATCTGCTTGCGCCTCACCGCCGCGCCATCGGCGCCTGACCCTTCCGGCCTGGCGCCGCCAGGCCACAGCCTTGAGACCTTCCGATGACCCCGACCTTTTCCCCCGCCATTCCTCTCGACCAGCCCATCGTGCGCGGCGAGCAGACCATCAGCGAGCTCAAGGTGCGCAAGCCCGGCGCCGGTGAGTTGCGTGGCCTCAAACTGACAGATGTCTTGCAGCTGGATGTCACCGCGTTGGCGACGCTGCTGCCGCGCATCTCCTCGCCCACGCTGACCACCGCCGACGTTAATGCAATGGATCCGGCCGACCTGCTGGCGGTCGGCCAGGAGGTGCAGGTTTTTTTCTTGCCGAAGGCACAGAGGGAAGCGGATTTCCCGACTGCGTAGAGGAGGCGATGGCCGACATCGCGGCCATCTTCCACTGGCCGCCATCTGAAATGGCTCGCTGGTCGTTGCACGAACTCACGGCGTGGCGCGAGCGTGCCCGCCGACGAAGCGGAGCCGAATGATGCCCCACCCAACGAACGAGGCCGCCTAAATGGCGGCCTCCGACAATCTGCGCTTGCAGGTCATCCTGGCCGCCGTCGATCGCGCCACAGGTCCGTTCCGGCGCGTGCTCAATGGCAGCCGTGGCGTTGCCTCCGCACTGCGCAATCAGCGCGACGTGCTGCGTCAGCTCAACAGCCAGCACCGCGACATCGGCGCCTATCGCGATCAGGTCGCCCTGGCACAGCGTGCCAAGGCCGCACTCGATGCGCAGCGGCAATCGGTGCGCACGCTTGCCCAGCAGATCAAGTCCACCGGCACGCCCACCGCTGCCATGAATGCCGAGTTCGAGCGCGCCGTGCGCACCGCACGCGAACTCAAGGCAGCACACGGCGCGCAGGAGGCGGGCTTGCAACGCCTGCGCGGCAGGCTGGAAACCGCTGGGATCAGCACGCGCGAGCTGGTCACGCATGAGCGTCGCCTGCGCAGCGAGATCGAGAGCACCAACACCGCCATGCACGCCCAGCAGCAGCGCCTGGCGGCGATCGACGCTGCCCAGCGTCGAAGCGCCCGCATCCAAAGCGCTGGCCTGCAGGCGAGCGCCTACGGCGCCGGCATGGCCTTCGCCGGCCAGCGCGCACTAGGCGCCTCGGTGCTGCCGATCAGCGATGCGATGGAGTTCGAGTCGGCAATGGCGAACGTGCGCAAGGTCGTGGACTTCAAGACCCCGCAGCAGTTCGCGCAGATGGGCCGCGATGTCGAGAACCTCTCGATGCGCCTGCCCATGCTGCCGGCTGACATCGCCAAGATCGTGGCGGCCGCCGGCCAGGCCGCCATCCCGCGCCAGGAGCTGGTGCGCTTTGCCGAGGATGCGGCCAAGATGGGCGTGGCCTTCGACAGCAGCGCAGAAGAGGCAGGCCAGACCATGGCCACCTGGCGCACCGCGTTTCGCATGGGCCAGGCCGAAGTGGTCGTGCTGGCCGACAAGATCAACTATCTCGGCAACACCGGCCCGGCCGGCGTCAACAAGATCAGCGCGGTGGTCAACCGCATCGGTGCCCTGGGCGAAGTGGCCGGTCTGCAGAGCGGCCCACTGGCTGCGCTGGGCGCCACGGTTGCCGGCATGGGCATCGAGTCGGAAGTCTCGGCCACCGGCATCAAGAACATGCTGCTCACCCTGGCCTCGGGCGAGTCGGCCACCAAGAGCCAGCGCGAGGCCTTCGATAAGCTGGGCATCAAGGCCACCGCCATGGCCGAGGTCATGCAGAAGGATGCCGGCGGCGCCATCATGTCGGTGCTGCAGAAGCTGCGCGCACTGCCCAAGGCCGAGCAGGCCGCCACCATGACGCAGCTGTTCAGCCGCGAGTCGATCGGTGCGATCGCACCGCTGCTGACCAATCTGGAGCTGCTGCAGGGCAACTTCGCCAAGGTCGCTGATGCACAGCGCTATGGCGGCTCGATGTCGGCCGAGTACGCATCGCGGGTGGCCACCTCGGCCAACTCGCTGCAGCTGCTGAAGAACACCGCCGTGGTGGTGTCGCAATCGATCGGCCAGACCCTGCTGCCGCAGTTCAAGCAATTGACCGAGCGCACGACTGCGGTGGTCGGCCAGATCATGACGTGGATCCGCGCCAATCCGGTGCTGGTGGGTGCGATCGCCAAGGTCGCAATCGGCGGCGCGGCATTGCTGACCATCCTGGGCGGGCTGCTGGTCGCTGGCGGCGTGGCCGCGATGACGTTTTCGCAGATCCACGGCGCCGTGGCGCTGCTGTCGGGCGGCGGTGGCTTCGGGGCGCTGCTGCGGCAGGGGCTGGCGTTCGGCGACCGTGTGCTGCCGATGCTCGCCAATGGCGCGCGCCTGCTGCTGCCGCTGCTCGGCGCAGTCAGCCTGCCGGTGCTGGCGATTGGTGCGGCCGTCGCTGCGGTGGCGCTGCTGGTGTGGAAGTACTGGGGGCCGATCAAGGCCTTCGCCATCGGCGTCTGGCAAGGCATCGTCGATGTGGCCGCACCGGTCCTCGCCGAGCTGCAAGCCGCGCTCGCGCCATTGGCGCCGGTGTGGGACACCGTGGCCACCGCGATGGGCCAGGCCTGGGCGTGGGTCAAGCAGCTGCTGACGCCGTTCGAGGCCACCACCGCGCAGTTGCACGGTGCAACTGATGCCGGGCGCGGGTTTGGGCAGATCCTGGGCGCGGTGCTGGTCACCCAGCTGCAGTTAGCGGTCAAGGCGATCGGCTGGCTGGTGCAGGCGTTTGTGTTCGTGCTGCCGGTGATCAAGCAGATCCTCGGCGGGGTGTGGCAAACCGTCCAGGGCACCTGGTCGCTGATCGTGGGCGTGTTCACCGGCAACGGCGATCGCATCCGCCAGGGGCTGCTGCAGCTGTGGGCCGGCATCAACCTGCAGTTGGCCAACTGGCCGGCCAGGATGCTGCAGGCCGGCGCCGACATGATCAGCGGACTTGTGCAGGGCATCCGCTCCAAGCTCGGCGCCGCCAGCAATGCGATCGCCAGCGTCGGCACCGGAGTGGTCGATCGCTTCAAGGGCCTGCTGGGCATCCACAGCCCCTCACGCGTGTTTGCGCAGCTGGGCGACTTCACCCTGCAAGGCCTCACCGTGGGCCTGCAGCACGGCCAGGGCGCGCCTGTGCAGGCCGTGACCGCGCTCGGCAACCGCATGCGCGCGGTGGGCGCAGGCCTGGCGCTGGCAACGGCCACAGCGCCCGTGGCGGCGATCGACGGCCGGGCACCGCTCTCGGCCCCTGCGCGCGCCGCCAGCGCGCCGGCAGCCGGCAACAGCTACGTCATCCACGTCCACGCCGCACCGAACATGGATGCCAACGCACTGGCGCGCGAAGTCGCTCGCCAGATCGAAGAGCGCGACCGGCGCGCAGCGGCGACCCGCCGCTCCAGCCTGCACGACGACTGAGGATCCACCCGAATGATGATGTCCTACGGCACGTTTGTGTTTGCCCTCGACAGCGCCGCGTATCTGCAGCTGCAGCGGCAGATGAGTTGGCGCCACCCCACCAGCGAGCGTGTCGGTGCGCGAGCGGCCAGCCAGTTCCTGGGTCCGGGCGATGAGACCGTCGAACTCTCAGGCCTGATCGCGCCCGAACTCACCGGCACGCGCGCCTCACTGGACACGCTGCGCGAGCTGGCGGCAGATGGCGAGCCGTTGCCGCTGGTGGATGGTGCCGGCGTGGTCTACGGGCCGTACCTGCTCCTGTCAGTCAACGAGACCGCATCGCTGTTTTTTGAAGACGGTACCCCGCGCTGGATCGAATTCCAGCTCAGCTTGCGCCGCGCCGACGACATCGTACAGGAGGCAGCCGAATGAGCTATCCGATTCCGCAGTGGCGCGTGGTGCTCGATGGTGTCGACCTCACCGAGCGTATCGCACCTCGCCTGCTCGATCTCACCTTGACAGAATGCCGTGGCGGCGAAGCCGATCAGCTGGATCTACGCATCCATGACCACGACGGCAAGATGGCGCTGCCCAAGCGTGGCGTCAGCTTGGCCGTGTCGCTTGGATGAAAAGCCACAGGCCTGGTCGGCAAAGGCACCTTTACCGTAGACGAGGTGGAATACAGCGGCGCGCCGGACATCATCACCGTACGTGCGCGCAGTGCAGACCTCACTGCCGACATGCGCACGCGGCGCGAGCGCAGCTGGCACAACACCACGCTGGGCGCCGTACTCAATACGCTGGCAGGCGAGCATGGCCTGACACCACGTGTCGCCGAGGCGCTGGCACGCACCAAGCTGCCGCATCTGGACCAGGCCAACGAGAGTGATATGAATCTGCTGACACGACTGGGGCAGCGTTTTGACGCTGTCGCCACGGTGAAAGCCGGCGCGCTGATGTTCACTCCGATTGGCGCCGGTACCACGGCAACCGGCAAACCGCTGCCGACTGCCGCGCTGACGCGGCGCGATGGCGACCAACACCGCTACGCAGTCGCAGACCGCGATGCGTATACCGGTGTGCGCGCTTACTGGGTGGACAAAGGCAAAGCGCGCCGGCAATCGGTGCTGGTGGGAACAGACGAAAAGCCCAAGCGTCTGCGCGAGTCCTACGCGGACCAGGCAACTGCACGCCAGCATGCGCACGCGGAGCTTGGGAGGATCAAGCGCGGCTTGGCCAAGCTCGACTACACTCTAGCGATCGGACGGGCTGAGCTGTTCCCAGAGCAACGCATCACCGTCAGCGGCTTCAAACCTGAGATTGACAGGCACTCTTGTCTGATTGCAAAGGTTACTCATGCGATCAACAGCTCCAGCGGCTTCAACACCGCGCTTGACTGGAGACCGCGACATAAGCACCGTTGCCCCTTTGCACAGCCGTTTAAGCCACGGCCGAGCTATCCATCAACCCGAACGCAACTATTGCAGCGCAGCGCGCCACCGGCGATTCATCGCTGCAATCGGCCCGCAGGCCCGCATCCGCTTTTTTATTACTACTTGCGATGCGATTTCAGAAGGAGGAAGTTGGCCTTCATCATTGCGAGCAGGGGTATCAGGAGCGCTAACCAGAAGCGCTACAGATTGTTCGCACCGCGTCAACGCCCCCTCTGCTGACTGGTCGGAAGCAAGTCTCAAGAAAGAGAAATAAGATACGCAAATGTAAATTGCATCTTTAGATAAATTTATTCTTTATGATGGCAGATGCCCCACTTGCTACGCAACCTCCTTTGTATCAATAAAAAGTATACATTTATCCCTTCAATAAGAAAATTTTGGCTCTTTGGGTAGAGCTCAACTAGCCTAGGGTTGGCGAAAGCCGATCTAAATAGTGCGAACCTGCGCACACTAAAAATCAATTAAACAATCATTAGAGAAATAAAGAAAAATAATGAATAAGTCACTTGGATGTGCAGCTCTACTACTCATCGCCCTCTCCTTTAAAGTCAGCGCAAATGATACAGTCACCGTATGTAACGGATGCGCTGACCAAGCCATGAGATTCAAAGCGAGAGACTTGGGCAATGGACATCATTTTTTTTGGGATTTCACTACACGCAGGCTGACACACTACCTCACACAGGGACAAAATATCCCTCCTGCAAGTTTCAAGACGGACCGTGTACCCTCAAGCACTGGGTCAATCCAACTTATCCCGTTAACATCCGACGAAACGCAACTTTTTAGCTACGGACTGGATCTTTACGACTCAACCGGAACTACCGAAATAACACACGTTTTCGCAACTGACTACATCATCCCTGCAAATGCAGCGCAAGCCAAATTCGTGATGGCAGCAGCTGCGACACACCAAGCCACGGCATTTGATATGGTAAATACACCCGTCTACCAGACGTCTGTAATTAAATTGGTGTTCAATCTAAATAATTTAGGCCCGTTTTATTGGGCACAAGATATAACTCGCGTGGCGCTGGCAACCCTCACCAACTTCGTATCAATAACCTTTCTGAAAACCCCGTTTAACTTAGTTAATACCATCCAGTTCCCTGATGGTTCCAATTTTAAGGTAGGCTGGGATTACCAGGCTAGGGCATATACCTACCTTAAGGGTTCTGCCCGTGACGCCGCTGGAAACTTCATCCCTGAGACTAGCGTTGACGCAGGCGGCGGCGCCGGGGGTAAGATCAACTATGTTTACCCGAACACCGCGACGGGAATAGCGGCGGGAGGAGAAATGGTTGATCACTTAACCGGTTTAAATGTGGGCTGGACGACGCCGCCTGGCGTTCCAGTCAACAATGGTTTTATAATCGCATGCGCCTCCACGCCGTCCGGCATTCGTTGCACAATTGAGACCCTGATAAGATGAGTACAATGCCTACTGGCAACATACCTTTGCTTCGATCATTCCTGTTTTTGTTTTTTGCCATAGCTCTAGCATGGATTGGGTGGCAGTCAACCAGCCAGATTGATTGGCAGGAATTCGCAGTGTATGCCTGTATGGTTGCCGCCTATGGTGCCTGTGTATTTTTTTATCTAAGGTCTTTGGATAAGTTAAAGCCTTTCGTTAATTATAGTTACGCCAAGTTTTTGTTGATTATGAGTCTGCTAGCAGTAAGTAGCGGATTGGCTGCAATGCTGCTGCACTCATTGAATGGATCGCCATAAATAGTCGCCCCTGAAAAACCCCAACCACCCAACGACCGCAAGGCCTTGATGTCTGCACCGGCGTGCCAGAACTACCAGTGTTCGCTACGCTGAAGGCTGGTTTCTTGCAATTTCCGCCCATGCGTACACGCCGTCCTGCTGCCGAAGACATGCCTGCCGACGAGTTGTTTCGTTCGCGGCTGGAGAACCAGATCGATCTGCGTCATCCGCTGGCGCGGCTGAGCCAAGGGATGCCGTGGACGGCGTTGGAGCAAGCACTTTCATCGCGCTTGCCGGCCACCCAGGCCGGTGGCGGTCGGCCGGCATTGCCGGTGCGGCTGATTGCCGGTTTGCTCTACCTCAAACACGCCTACGACCTGTCCGATGAAGCGGTGTGCGAGCGCTGGCTGGAGAATCCGTACTGGCAGTTCTTCACCGGTGAGGTCGTGTTCCAGACGCGCTTGCCGTGCGATGCCAGCTCGCTGACGCGCTGGCGGCAGCGCCTGGGTGAGGCCGGGATGGAAGAGCTGCTGGCGCACACCATCAACGCCGCACATGCGATGCAGGCGGTGGACGCACGCGAGTTGTCGCGGGTGATCGTGGACACCACGGTGCAGGAAAAGGCGATCGCCTATCCGACCGACAGCCGTTTGCTGGAGGTGGCACGCAAGAAGCTGGTGTTACTGGCCAAGCGGCACGGCATCGGATTGCGGCAGAGCTACGCGCGGCAAGGCCCGGCCCTGAGCCGCAAGGCAGGTCGGTATGCGCATGCGCGCCAGTTCAAGCGCATGCAGCGCGTGCTGCGACGTCAACGCACAGTGCTGGGACGGCTCGTGCGCGACATCCAACGCAAACTCGATCAGGTAAACACCGGCGTGCGCGAGCGCATCGCTGTCTGGCTGGAACGTGCGCAACGGCTGTACACGCAGCGTCCGAAGGACAAACAAAAACTGTACGCATTGCATGCCCCGGAAGTGGAATGCATCGGCAAGGGCAAGGCGCGTCAAGCGTACGAATTCTGCGTCAAGGTCGGCATTGCAGTCACCGCCTGCAAGGGATTGGTCGTGGGTGCGCGCAGCTTCCCGGGCAACCCGTACGACGGCGATACCTTGGCCGAGCAGCTGGAGCAGACACGCGGGTTGCTGCAGGATGTGAGCGTAGAACCGACGGTGGCGATCGTGGACCTGGGCGATCGCGGGCGCGAGGTCGATGGCGTGCAGGTCCTGCATCGCGGCAAGGCCAAGACGCTGACGCGACGGCAATGGCGCTGGATCAAGCGACGGCAGGCGGTGGAGCCGGTGATCGGACATCTGAAAGACGACTGCAGGTTGCGTCGCTGCAGGCTGAAAGGTGCCCAAGGCGATGCGCTGCACGTGCTCGGCTGCGCCGCCGGCTACAACCTGCGCTGCATCGCGTTTTTGTACGACCACGAGTTGCCGGTCGTGAAACCTCCACGACGGCGCTGAATTTTCCCAACAATTTTCCCAAGCCCACAAAACAGGCACTTCGACTCGCGTCCAAGTGCCTGTTTTTAGTCGTCCCTGAAAAATCCCCTTTAAGCGCAAAGTGCCGTCGGTGACAGCGGCACGGCGCTCAAGGATGACCATCCCATCGCCCGCATCCAGGCACGCAAAAACGCGATCCAGCGCAGCAGCCAACGCAGGTTGTAGCCGGCGGCGCAGCCGAGCACGTGCAGCGCATCGCCTTGGGCACCTTTCAGCCTGCAGCGACGCAACCGGCAGTCGTCTTTCAGATGTCCGATCACCGGCTCCACCGCCTGCCGTCGCTTGATCCAGCGCCATTGCCGTCGCGTCAGCGTCTTGGCCTTGCCGCGATGCAGGACCTGCACGCCATCGACCTCGCGCCCGCGATAGCCCAGGTCCACGATCGCCACCGTCGGTTCTACGCTCACATCCTGCAGCAACCCGCGTGTCTGCTCCAACTGCTCGGCCAAGGTATCGCCGTCGTACGGGTTGCCCGGGAAGCTGCGCGCACCCACGACCAATCCCTTGCAGGCGGTGACTGCAATGCCGACCTTGACGCCGAATTCGTACACTTGACGCGCCTTGCCCTTGCCGATGCATTCCACTTCCGGGGCATGCAATGCGTAGAGTTTTTGTTTGTCCTTCAGACGCTGCGTGTACAGCCGTTGCGCACGTTCCAGCCAGACAGCGATGCGCTCGCGCACGCCGGTGTTTACCTGATCGAGTTTGCGTTGGATGTCGCGCACGAGCCGTCCCAGCACTGTGCGTTGACGTCGCAGGACGCGCCGCATCCGCTTGAACTGGCGCGCATGCGCATACCGACCTGCCTTGCGGCTCAGGGCCGGGCCTTGCCGCGCGTAGCTCTGCCGCACTCCGATGCCGTGCCGCTTGGCCAGTAACACCAGCTTCTTGCGTGCCACCTCCAGCAAACGGCTGTCGGTCGGATAGGCGATCGCCTTTTCCTGCACCGTGGTGTCCACGATCACCCGCGACAACTCGTGTGCGTCCACCGCCTGCATCGCATGCGCGGCGTTGATGGTGTGCGCCAGCAGCTCTTCCATCCCGGCCTCACCCAGGCGCTGCCGCCAGCGCGTCAGCGAGCTGGCATCGCACGGCAAACGCGTCTGGAACACGACCTCACCGGTGAAGAACTGCCAGTACGGATTCTCCAGCCAGCGCTCGCACACCGCTTCATCGGACAGGTCGTAGGCGTGTTTGAGGTAGAGCAAACCGGCAATCAGCCGCACCGGCAATGCCGGCCGACCGCCACCGGCCTGGGTGGCCGGCAAGCGCGATGAAAGTGCTTGCTCCAACGCCGTCCACGGCATCTGTTGGCTCAGCCGCGCCAGCGGATGACGCAGATCGATCTGGTTCTCCAGCCGCGAACGAAACAACTCGTCGGCAGGCAT